GCGATTTCTTTTTGAATAGCCGTTTTGCCTTCTTTGTACGCTTTAGCCGCTGCCTCTGCTCTAGACTTTGCCGCTTCTGCGTCTTTTTCCGCTTGTGCTTTTGCCGCGTCCGCTTCTTCTTTTGCGGCTTTGTTTATAATAACTTTGCGGTCTATTTGCGCTTGTTTTATTAGCGCGTTTTCGTCTTTAAGTTGTTTCTTTAGTCTGGCTCTTTCTTGCTCGGCTAAAGTACCGCGCTTGTCCCCTAATTCTTTAAGGTCTTTTTCGGTTTGCTTTAAACGTTTTTTAGCTTCACGTTCGGTTACTTTCGTCTTTTCAATTTCCAAGTCCGTCGTTTCTTTTCCTAAGGATTGTGCAAGCTGAATTTCTTGCTCTATTCCTTTGCTTTGTTCTTCGGCCCTTTCTTTAGACGAAGCTATTATTTTTTCATTATTCGCTTTGACCTTTTCCGCCGCGTCATCCGATGCAGCCGTACTTAACCCCAACCATTCCGTAAGTTGTTTAAATCCTTCGATCAATGGTTTAAGCGCTGCGTTAATAGCGTTGAAAATTTTATCGAGTACCCCTATTTTTTTTAGGAACGAACCAATTGCCACAACTATGGCCACAATAACGGCGGCAAGTAGAAATATTGGATTTGCGAGTATTTGAACGCCTAGTTTAACGAAAGCCCCGCCAAGTGTTTTAATAGTCCCTGTAATGCCTTTAATTGCCGTAGAAATGTCCGCTTTACCAATCTTGCCTAAGTTGTTCGCGAAGACTTGCGACTTTTGGCTAGCTTCTTCAAAGTCCAAAGACATCAAAGAGTCACGAATACCGCCAAATGAGTTGCTAATTTGTTCGAACTTAGACCCTGAAGCAAAGACATTAACCGCGTCGTTTGCGTCTTTTATTCGGTCGGAAAGTTCACCCGCTTTTTGGGCGAGCATTTCCATTTGTTTCGGGTCGGTGGCGGCGGCTATTTCAGCTTTTAAGCTTCGTAGTTCGGCTTTCATTGAGCCAATACCCGTAAGTTTTAAAGGAATTTGTACTTCGTTCATAACAATATTAAGGCTAGTAAATTCTTATTTCTAGGGTTGTGTTGTTTAGTATGTCGTCGTTATGTTGATGGTTTGAGGTGTTTGTAGTTTTTACGACTATGTCCCCGTCCGTGTTTATAAAGGCGCTACATAAGTGGTCATGCTCGTTACTATTAATCATTACAAAAGTATACAAAGCTTCGAAAGGCGTTGTAGGTGTTCCTAAGTATTGGCCTTGTAAAGTTCGAGTCCAAGTTACTGGGCCTATGTTATTGCTTAATTCAATAGCCGTTGGGGCGTTAGTTCCTACTTGGGTAAGGTTTACAACGTAAGTAGAAGTTTGAGCCGCTGCGCCGTTTATTCTAGGTGTAATTATTCCGTCTTCGTCTAGAGTTTGTCCGTTGCCAATTACAATACCTCGAACGCCTTGCGCTATGGTGTTACCGCATCCGTAAACCGAAACCTGCGCGCCTTCAAGAATTACGTTACCCGAAATAGTAGACGACCTAAGAACGGAATCTAACGCCGCCTCAGTCGTTGGGCTAGGCGTAGGGTTGCCCGTGTTTGAAATGAAAGGCGCTAATTCTAGTTCGCTATCTACGCTTATAAGTTCGACCTTTGTTAAGCCTTCCGTGTTTGCATTGTAATCAATTACTCGGTTAATATTCCACCAACTATTGTCTATTCGGATTTTGTCGCTAAGCTTTAAGCCGTGAATGTCGTTTTCCGTCAACTTGAAAAACGCGGTTAACATTTTACCCTCGTTAATTTGGTTAATAGTACGACGCCAATACAGGTTATAAAGCGTGTTATTGGTTAACGTTTGAGGGTTGTAATAGTAGAAGTCACACGTTCCGAAGTTAATGTCAAAGCTAGGCGTTAGCGCGTTGTCGAAATGTGTAATAGCTGGGTAAGTAGTTACCCCGTAAGTACCCGTTAAGCCCCCGTCGATTATGTCGTAAGATCCGCAAGGTTGTTCGCCGCCGTCGTAAAGTATTCTTATGTTCGTCTTTGGGGCTTGTCCGTCAATCATTGGCACAACTGCACCGAATGTAGTTTGGGCTATTGGCGTAGGGCTAAAGATTAGTTCTTTCGTGTCTACGTCTTTAACATACTCCGAATTAAAAATGTATTCTTGTTGTCCGTATATTTCTCGGGTAGCTTCAAAATACAACGTGTTAGGCGTGTCGTTATCTTGTTTGTAAGTTAAGATAAGGCGCTTGTTTGAAACGTCGGGTAGGAATTCTAGGTTTTGTTCGCGGTCTTTTGCTAGTTTATAAGTCCAGTCTTTCTGCGCGCCGTTGTCGTAATATTCGTCGCGGTGCGTTAATATTATGTTGTTAGGTTGGTTCGGGTCTACGTCAACGAATAGGTTGTACATTTGAAATATGGACTTAACAAAGTCGCTTTGCTTAATCTTTACGGGAACGTATTGGTTCATGGTAACGAACCCGCCTATTGGTTGGGTGTTACTATTCGGTATTATTTCTAATTTAATATCCGTAATATCTATGTTAATGTCTACACGCGTATTAACACCCCCAGCAGTTTGCCAATAATGCAAGTTGTTTTGCATTTGTGACGAAATACCCGCCCTGATCTTTAGAATGTCGCCCGCCGTAATATAGCCACTTGGTGTTGTTACACCAACGTTTGCGTAAGCGCCGTAAATTGTTGTGCCGCTAGCTATGTAGCTATCTATTAAAATAGGCGTCAAATTGGCTATGCTGCCCGTAATATGCGTGGCTCTTAGGTATGGGTAAAAATAGCGCGGTATTGGCGCGTAAGCCCCTAGAGTTGTATTATAAAAAACAGGCCTTACTGGGTTTGCCCCCGTGTTGTTGAAAACAATATTATATGTAATATTAAACTTAAATTCGTAAGACTGCGAAGCCGTTGGGTCTACGTCCGTCGGTGCGGTGTACTCGCCCGTTACTGGGTCAAAGATACCTTGAGTGTCTAAGATTTCCGTCCAGTTGTCTAGTTGTTCCCAAAAAGGAATAAATGAACCCGTTGCAGGTTGCGCGTTGGTAGTGGTGTAAGTGTTTTCTGCTAGAACTTTGTAGTCCGTCCAGTCTATTTGGTTTTCGTCGCCGTTGTATGGAATTAGCAATTTATCAAACCTAGCGTTTTGTAAGTCCGTCCACGTGTAGGTAAAACCTGCATTGGCAAAGATGCGGTCGAAATAAGTCTTCGCGTAAATAGCGGGCTTAATTTGGCGCACGTTATAAAGGGCGTCCGTGTCGTAAGGTAAGACGTATTTATATCCGTTGGCTTGCGTAAAGCCGAAACTTGCAATAATCGACGTAGAGTTACTAAAATGATTAAGGTCGCTAAAGTCTAGGTCGGTAAGTTCGGCGTTTGTTATGGCCGTAAATAGTTCCGCCTTCGTGTCTTTTATCAATACCTCGTAATTAACTATTTGTTCGTGCGCGTCCGTAAGTTGAGACTTGTTTACGGAAATAAGTTGTAAGACGGCGTTCTCCATAATTACCACGTCGTTCTGCGTAACTTGGCAATACGTCAACTGCGAAACGTCAAACGTACCCGCGTCGATATTGACGTCGTAGTAATGATTTAAAAGCTGGTTGTTGTTGTCCGTTCCCGCTAAGACAATGGTCTTTGAGAAAGTCCCCGTTCGTTTGGTTATGTCCCGTATTTCACCAACGGAAAAGGTAAGCGGAAAGCTAACGTCTTGGCGCACGTCTAGAACGCCCGTGTCTAGAATTATTTTAACCATTGATCGCGTCGTTATTTGCTAGCTTAACAACTAGGCTTTGTTTGATTAGGTTCTTGTTTCGTTGCTTGAAGACTTCATAAGAATTATTGGTCACAATTACGGGTAGGTAGTTCGTGCTTTCAGGTACGCGCACGGGGCATCCGTTTTCGTCTATTACTGGTATTCCGTCTTCGGTTGTTAGGTATGTTACAAGCTTAAAGAATACTTGCGGGCTAGTTACCAATTCTTCGAAATAAGTAGCCATGTTTTCGGTCATCCAGTTAGAATTTAATTCTAGCGTCTTTACGACGTTTATATTGAACGTACTAAACCCAAACTCTTCGTAATTGTAATTCCATTCACCACCGCTTACGTAGCCTTGTACGTCTTTATTATATTCGTCGCGTTGTACTTCGCCACGTTCGTAGCTTTTAAGCTGAAACGCAAAGCTAGACCACGAACCCATGCGATCCAAAAAGCAAAGGTGGTATTCGTTAATTTGTACGCGTCGGTCTAAATTCACGCGGTATTTAACGGAACTTTGCCCAGAGTCGTCGTACCAAAATTCGTAATAGGTTGTGTCGGGTTTGATTAGCGGTAACGTACCCACGCCCGCCGTAAGTATTCCTGCGTTGTTAGGGCCTACTGCGACGCCTTCGATTGTTGAATTGTTTGTAAGGAATTTATAAAGAATGTCGCCGTTCGAGTTTTCAAAGACTATTTTCTTACCTATTCGGCCTCGAATGTTAAGCCAAAGATCCTGGCCTATGGTTGCGCTAAATTCCGTTTGAGGTTGGTTTGTAAGCCAAAGCTTTGTAATGCCGTTAGGGTTGTACGTGTTTTGGTCGTACGTTGGGAACTCAAGAAAGCGTCTAGCCCCGTTAAAAACGTTCTTAGTCGAGAAAGTAGTTATGTTGTACGTTACTACTTTGCGGTTGTCCGCGTAGGTAACCGACCCGTCTATATTGGCATCGGTAACGGTAGACCATGCCACGTTAACTTCAAACCATGACCCACTAGAGTTGGTAACCGAATGTAAGCCTTCGAGTAACGGGTTAGCCGTACCTCCGTCCGCTTGCGCTATGTTTATTTGGTCGCCTATTGCAAACGTGTTTGTAACGTTCACGCGAACAAAGCCACCTGAGTTGGTAAGAGCTGAGGTGTAATTGAACTGCGCTAAGTATTCTTCGCCCGTCTTTAAGGTAAACGGATAGTAGCTATTTGCCGCGTTGTAGTCCGTCGTTATCGTAGGTTGGAAATCCCAACTTACGTAAGAGCTTAGAAACTTAGATAGGTCAAGTTCGCCGTAACCCGTTCCGTAGGTAGGTAAGACCTTAAAGCGTCCGATTAGGGTCGCGCCGTTGTATACGTCGAAAATGTACTTGAAGCCGTCTAGGTTCTTGTTAGTCGAGTCGACTATAAACTTTACGGGGTTGTAAGCGGGTGTAAAGCTTTGGGGTTGTGCTATTGTTGTTTGTGCCATAACTATATTAATTTGCGCCCGTCTTTAATTAGAAAGCAAAGTAGGCGTCGTCGGTAAAGTATTGTTCTTTTATGTAGGTCGTTGCGTAGCGCGTCGCATCCATTGCGTCATCATATAGCTTTACAGGTTCGTCTAAAATCTGGTCGCCCATTTTTTTCCATTTATAGTTTTGATATTCTTTCTTTAGGTGTTCGTTTTCAAGACAGAACACGCCGAAAGTCTTAATGTTGTCGATGCCCTTTTTTACGGACTTGTTCGCGTTGTGTACGTTAAACCCCGCGTTGTTCATTTCGGCAATGATTTCGGGACGTGCGTAGTCGGCAATTATTTCCGTTTCTTTTTCGATGCCTAATGCGTTAATTCGGTCGATTAGGTTCGAGGTGGTGAGGTAGCTTTCGTAAATTACGGGTTCTATAAAAATGTCTTTTTCATGCCAATAGACGCGCACTAACGCCGTCGGGTGGTTATAACCAAAGTCACACCCGTAAACGTACTGCGTAAAGCGTGAGGGGCGGTGTGGTAAAAATGTCCAGTTTGAGTAAATATTGCTTTTACTTATGGCCTTTTCGCCTAGCGCGTAAATTTGGTAAAGGGCTTCGTCGGTTCGTTTGAGGTCTTCGATTTGGCGTTTGATTGAGTCGGGCAAAAACGGGTTGTCTTTATACGTGGATTTTATTAGTACGCTTTCGTTTTTTGGTAGGTCGTAAAGCCAAGAAGTCGAGTCGCTTGGGTTGTAGTCAAAAATAAGCTTCGACTCAGTACGCATGTTTAATTGCGTGAAGTCGTCGTAGAATAGTTCGTTAGCCTCGTTACACCACGCTAGGTTGCGTTTGCGGCCCCTAATCTTTTGTTCGTCGTCAACTGAAAAGAACTCGACCATAGATCCGTTAGGAAACGTGTAAATATGTTCGCTCATGTTATGGCTAGCCTTGTCGTAAATTCCCGACTCTTTAAGAACTTCGAAAAAGTCGCGCATTGCCGTTGCCCTAAGCGCTGGGAATGTCTTACGAATGATTGAAACGACGACGCCTTTATTTTGTAGGCAGTAGACTAGGATCAATTGACAAAGCGAATACGTCTTACTTGAACGCGAGCCACCCTCGTTAATAATAAAACGCGCCTCGTTATTGTAAAGCGCGTCGTAGTTCTTTTCAAATACAATTGTACTTTGTAAGTCCATTACTCTAGTTCTTTGGTGTCGGGTCTTATAATGCTTATTTTGATTTCGTTTATGTTTTCGCCGTTGCTTGTTACGTCCGTCTTTTCGGTGAGGTTGTTTAGTCTTTGAGTTATTGACGGGTTGTATTGCCCGACCATGCCCCCTTCGATTTGGTCTTGGCGGATTTCCCGCTTTATACGTTGGCAGACCCCGCAATACGCTTCGTACGCCCCATTTGTATTTCTAAAGTAGTGGTCAATTGTTACGCCTTGTTCGTAACCGAATACTTCAAACCCTTCGTAGGTTAACGGGACTCTTAGTTTTTCTTGCACTACCTTTCCGCTTTGTAGGGCTTTGTCTATTACTCTAGGGTTTGAGTGTACTTTTTCCTTGTAGGCTTCGAACATTTGTAGAAGCTTTTCGGGTGTTTCTATGTACTTATGCTTTCCCATTTCTTTTCGTGTTTTTAAAGTGGTCTAAAAAGTCGTCTTCAGTTATAAATTCTACGCACATTAGGTTGTCTTGGTCGGTTAGGTAAATTACGTAATGTATTCCGTCTTTTTTTAGTTCGGCTTCTATTACGCTACAATAAGACGCCATGTTTTTACCTATGTCGACTATTGCGTATTTCATTTGTCTATTTGTTCGAGTTTACGTTGCGCCCATTCTATGCCTTCGTCGCCACCCCATGCTAGCCACATTAAACGTCCGCATCCGTCGCCTAGTTCTTTATTCGAGTGTTGGCGGTGTCGTTCAAAGGCTGCCATTCTTGCTATGGTGTCGCGGCTTATGGGTTCGTTTTTTGCTAGCTGGTTGGCTCTTTGTTTACCTACGTCCGTTCCGCAAGAACCCCATCCGTTTTCTTCTGCCCAACGTAAAGCAATTTTAGCGTTTTCGCTTGCTTGTTTCGGGTAGTCCGTGTAGCTATCTTCGGCAAAAGAACGCTTGTAAAGGCTTAAAGCCTCGCGGGTGTGTGTTTCCCATACTCGATTGCATACGGCAAAGCGTTGGTCTTCTTTAGGGAACGCGTTTACGCTTTCTTCGTCGGCCATGCAACGCTGAATAAACGTTTCTTTCTTTTCTCCTTTAATTGGCTGAGGCATTGCTTTTGCGTTTACGTGTTTTTGTAGCTGGTTTCTTACGTGTTTCGGTTGGTTCGACCGCCTTAGGCTCTTCTACTGCGTCCGACTGCGACGTTTCGTGGTCTATTCCCGTGTAAGCAATAGTCGATTTCTCGAAAAGGTAGCCTAAGCCTATGGTATTATAATACGTAAAACGTGCGGGGTCGATTTTGTCGACTTCAATTTTACGTTGTCCTAGAACCGAGTCGTAGGTTACTATGGTTTTTCCTTTGTATTCGTCTTTAATTTTCATCTTGTTTCTTGTTTAGTTCTTCGTCAAAGCGACCAATAATGTAAGCGCATATCCCAACGCCTAAAATTTGCAAATAGGCCGTTTGGCCTTCGTAAGTTAAAGCTACGCCCATAGCTAAGAAAGCAAAGGTAGCAACTGCGTAAAATAGTTTATAAGCGCTCATAACAATATTGAATTTTTCTTATTTTTTGTTTTAAGTCCCGTATCATGTAATGGGCCGACGTTCGGCTTACGTTAAAATATTCTGCCATAGCTTCGGCCGTTTGCTTTTTGTCGTCAAAGTAGACTTGGGCTATTCGTTTTTCCACAGGGTCGACTATTTCCGACCTGTATTTTTGAATGCACCACTTACGAAAGTTGTAAACGTTTTCAATTTGGATCTTGTCTAATACTTCGTCGTTGTCAAGTTCGTCTAGTAGGTCGGGGACTTGGCTATTTATGTCGTCTTGTTTGTGGCTTAAAGACGTATTCCAAATTATTTGGTATTTGATTGTGTTTAGTAGGTAGCTTTTTACGCTATTTTCGTCCGTCTTTGCGTTGTCAATGGTCAAAACATGCAAGTAAGCGTTATTTATGCACGTGTCGGCGTTCAGCATCGAGCAAGCCAGCTTTTTGCTATTGACGTAACGCGTTAAAAAGTAATTAGCGTAGGCCCTTACTTCTTCGTAGTTTTCGCTTACGTACTTGTCAAGCGTTCGCTTCAAACCATTGTAAGAACTCATTATAAAACTTTTGTCGGTCAGGAACTGCACACAAACATCGGTTGTCATATTGGCCCGTGACCTTGTTTTTAATGGATTGCAACTTACGTAAGTGCATTTTACTAAGCCTTTCGGGGTTTAGAATGGCTAGTATTCCGTTTATTTCTAGTAATTGAGCTTCGCTAAGCATAAGTCGACAACGTAAGAACATAAAGAAACTAGGCACGCGGTAAGAAATTGACCGCTTAAAGCCCAAGTAACCCAAAAGCCCATACACTTAGGACAACCGAAAGCGCCGTGTAAATACATTGTAAAGCGATTTAAGGGGACTTCTGTAAAGAGTCGGTCGATTAGGTCTTGAAGTGGCTCAAAGTTCGTTAAAAACCATGCAAGCGCAATGTAAAGTAGTATTTCCATGTGGTTAAATTCTAGTCAAATATAAGATTAATTTTTAAACAAGACTTTTTTTAAATAAAAAAGCCCCTTTTTACGGGGGCTAGTTGTTAGTGTAGGTGTTTATAAAGGTATTCGTCAAGTTTAACGAGGGTCGAAAGTGCAACGTCTTTGCCGTCTAGGAAATTGTTTATTTGGAAATGGTGAAACTTTCCCGTCTTTTGTTTTATTTCGGTTACTATTTGGTTTCGAGTTCGTGTTTTCAATAGGTCTTTGATACCGCGCCTAAGCGCTTCGTCTTGAATAAACATGATCATAACTTAAAAGGGTAAGTCGTCGTTTGAAACTACTGGTTGTGTTTGAGGCGCTACGTATGGTTCGGAAAAAGACGCGCTAAAATAACTATTTCCCGCGCTAGACGTTTTAACCCAAAGGGCTATTTCCATTTCTTTTCCGTTTACGTTTACTTTTCCCCTGTAGTCGGGTTGGTTAGCGCTTGTTTTTTTGTCGTTCTTAAAGATTGCGCCTGAATTTGGTTTGTTTTCCATTATATTGGGTTTAAAAATTACTAATAAATGCAATGACTAAAGTTAATGCAATGGCCGTTACTAAAATAATAGTTCCGATCGCGGCTAGTTGTTCGCGTTCTTGTCGTTTGTCCATAGCTTTAGGTTTAGGATTTGAGAATTTAATTTTAATTTGCTTGTCCTTTACGTCCTTTTTGTCCTTTTGACTAGACGCCCAGCTTTTGCGGTATTCAGTCGTTAGCATGGCTACACGTTTGGCGGTTGCTTTAGTTGGTTTTCTACCTGCCCAAGTGTAAACCGCGCGGTCTACTTTCTTAATGTATCCGTTCGTCTTTAAGACGTTGAACACGTCCCAACGCGTTTGGCTTAGTTCGTCAAAGCGAAAGTTTGGCTTTTCGTTCATTTCAATTAATAAGTCTTTGTAAGACTCTAGGTTAAATTTTTTCATTGTTCTTCGTTTACTATTTCTAAATGTCCTTCAAATTCGTATCCAGTCAATCTGATGACACGCTCAATGTAGAAGAGCAACTCCTCCAAATCAACATCCTCGTGTTCGAACTCATAGGTCGACTTGTGGCCGTATTGGGTGATTTCTATTTTCATTGTTCTTGTTTAAAGGTTTCGTTATAGTATTGTTCTGCATCGTGTATATCAATATGAAACTCTCTGCACCCAATATCTACTGCCGTATTTATTATTTGCATCTCTTCATCGCTTTTAGCTTTTTGAATAAGTTTTTCAAAATCTTCCTCTGAAATTGTCCATTTAGGTTCCTCTGAAAAACCATTGTAAGGCTCTGCATAGTCATAAAAACTTTCTCTAAATTTCTCTACTGCTGTTTTCATTGTTCTTGTTGTTTATTATATGTTTCTATAAATAATACAATTGTAAGATTTTTATCATCTTGAAAATATCTTGCCCAAAAAAATGGGTGGGTATTTAATTTTAATTCAATAGCATCATCAGTATAAACGTGCTGATACCAAACTCCACCTCTTATTTGTCTATACCAATCATAATTACCTAAACACGAATCAATCCAAGTGTGTTTTTGTTTCATTGTTCTTGTTGTTTAGTTAATTACATTTGTTAAATATTGACCTGAACCAAGTATTATTTTTTCACAACCTTCTTGATTATCCATCTCATCTATCCAATTATTCCAATTTTTATCCAATAAGTTAACAAAAGCATCATTATTACCCCTGTCTTTATATCTTTGGATATATTCGTCTTTTAATTTTTTATTAGGATAAACCAATACAAATGGAATGCCTTTCTCTACAAGAGCATCCCTCACATCTTTATGTGATGATACTAAAATCTTATCTACCTTCATATCTTGAATGTTTCTTTCAATGTGTTCAATATAGTTATCTGGAAAATGTTCTTTATCAAAATTTGAACTATCACTATCTAATACGTTTTTATCCGTGGTATTAAAGTAGGTTGTCTTGCCTACACCTGGGAATGCTGAATAAACTTTCATTGTTCTTGTTGTTTAAATTGTTTTACTTCGTCTTTTAGTCGTTCTACGTACAAAGTCGCGTCCATAAGTTCGTCTTGTAGGTGTGTAAGCCATTCTAAGGCGCTTAGGTCGTTTCTTTCTAGTGTTGTGTTGTATTTCATTATTCCGAGTTTAGAACGTTCGTTGAAGCGGGCCAAAACGCGTAAAACTATTTTGTCTTCTATTTGCTGTTTCATAGGAAATTATAAAGGGTTTCGTAATACTCGCGACATAGTTCGACGCGTTCTTTAATTTGTTCTATTACTTCGTCGTCACGTTCGACCTCAAAGACTTTAACACGTCGGTTGTCGGGAATATGGTCGAAGTTGTGGCGCTTTTGCACTTCGTCGATTAGACCGAGGCTTTCTTCTAAAAGATTAGCGTTCCAGTGCGCGCGTCTTATTTCGTCTTGAACCATGTCTAGCGGTGTATTGACTAAGCAGTAAACTAGTAAACTTTTTTGTTTACCCGTGAGCCACATATAGCCTTGCAATTGGTAGTAATAGTCTTTAGTCGGTATTTCCGTAGCAAAGAACGGGAAAGTCGTAGCATCCCAAGAACTTTTTACGTCTAGAAGAATGTCGTCCGTGTTTACGTCGGGCGTACCCATTACCCAGTCATTGCTAAAATGTTCGTCGTTCTTGTAAAGAAAACCCAAGTCTAGGACGTCGCTAGCTAATTTAATGCTTTCGTCTTCGACTAGGTTACCTTTGTCGGTGTAACGTGAATTAAACGTTTTGACTATTCCGTATTTTGCTTGTAATACTTGCTCTTCGACGTAGGTCTTAGCCGTTTGGCTTAGTATTTCGCTTTTTGAACGCGGTGAAGTCATTACTTTTCCAAGTGCTGAGCATCGAACTCTAAAAGTATTCATAGGGCTTCGAGCATTTCGGTTTGTGACTCGGTTAAAGTAAAGCTAGACGTTATCTTTTCTTTGGTTACTTTGCCGTCTACAATTGCTTTACACGCGTCTTGAAAGCGCTTTGTATCAATAGCGGGCTTGGTCTTTACTTGTTCACCGCTTGCGTCCGTATCTTTGTCCGTGACAAGTCCTAAAGACGAACTAAGGGCGTAGCGTCGGTAATATGTAACCCCCGAACCGAAGCTTTGAAAGTCGTTCATACCTTTAAGCGTTACGTGCGGTATTGCTACCTTACTTTCTAGGTTCTCTCCGCTTTCTACGTGGAAAATAAGCGTTACAATGTAGTCAATACCTTCTTTAGTGTCTAGCATTTGGGTAAAGCCTAGCCCGTGTTTCTTTAGTAACGGGTTAATCTTGTCAAAAATTGCGGGTAAGTCGGCGTAAGAATAGCCAAACCCTTGCGTTCCTTTGTGGATTACTGGAACTTCTTGCTGAAAAGCCGCAAGCGCTTTAAATAAATTTTTCATAGCGTTTAATTATTGCGTGCGTTACGGATGCGCACCCCCCGTTAAAATTAAATTAATTCAGGGTCATTTTCCCAAAGCTGAACACCGTTCATAACTCTGCAGAAATCTTCAATAGTTGGCTCAATTATTGAATGTTGTTCGTTTCTATAGGCTTGATAGCCTGCCTTTAACCAACCTTCCCAAACACATTCGTAAGGACACCACTCAACTCCATTCACTAAACGTGAATCCTTCATTAAGTCTGCTTTTGTCTTACATTTTTTAAACACATTTTTCATAGCGTTGCGTTTTTGTTATATGCGAATATAGTTATTATATTTCAATTCAAACTATTTTTTTGCAAAATTTTAATTTTTTCTTTGTACGTGTGTATTATGTACTTCAATTCGTCGGGTGTATACTTGCGCGTTTCGTGGGCTTTTTCGTGCAATTCTAGTAACCTTTGCGCGCATATTCGCTTTTCTATGCCTATTTGGTATTCTAATAAGTTCCCGTGTTTGTATCGGTTGCACGTTACACATTGAGCGTGTACGTTGTCTTCGTCAAAGGTTACTGCCTTGTGTCCACCCATACTAAAATAATGTCCCGCATCGTATTTCGCGCCTAACGGCTTTTCGCAACTTACGCAAGGTTTATCTTTATCTCTTAATCGAATGTACTTGTTAAAGGTTATTTGTGCCAATTTAAGCAATTCAGGTAGCGTTTGTAATTCGTCTTTTAATTGTTTTTTCTTTTTCTTCCATTGCTTTTCCTTTTCTACTTCTACCCAAACACGAACACAATCGGATTCAAGGCAGTATTTTTGATTAAACCTTATGGGGATAAATTCGGATTTGCAGTTTTTACACCTCATAATCAAAGATTGAAGTTTGATTTGTATTCGTCTTTCTGTAAATGTTTAAAGCTGTTTCAAGTATTGTTTTTCCTGCTTCATAGTCTACTAAATTATTAGCCATTTTTTTTCTATCTTGTTCTCCATTATATTTCATAAAATCATAATCGTGAAATTTACTCATTACTTCAATATGGTTTTTAACTCTTGTAAAATCAGGGTTTTTCCTTTCATTTATATTACTTGGTAAAATAAAATTAGTCCAATATAAATGCCTTCCCCTTTTTTGTGCTTGTATTAATGGTTCATAATATGGTATTACATTTTCAATAACATATTTCCCTTCAAAAAAATTATCTAAAAAAATTATTTCTTGATATAATTTCATATCAGGATATTTCATTTTTACTCGTGTTTTTAAACTTTGTTGTAATCTACTATGAGTAGGGCAAGGTGGTGAACTCCAAATAAAATCGAATTCTTTGTAATGGTCTAATAAATATTGGTGTGCATCTGCTACAATTACCTTATCATTTGGGAATCGTTCTTGGTATAAACGTGCAGCTTCTGGGTCTAATTCTACTGCTGTTATTTCTAAATTATCCGCTACTTCATCCCATTTATAACGGTTTCCACCTAAACACGCGTAAAGGTTTAGTATTTTTATTTTATTCATAATTTAAGGCTTTATTTATGGCTTCTAAGCGATTATTTTCCGTCTTTAAGTCCAAGTTAACTAATTCTAATCTATAAGCGTTTTGGCGCAATGCTCGGTATTCTTGTTCGAGTTGATTCCAATAAACTTTACATTCTTGTATATGTTCTAAGGTTTCTTCCATTGAATCTATTAAGTCCGTGCGGTTAGGGTTCTTCGCTTTTATTTCGTCTAAACTTCCCTGAATCTTTAAGTAAGTGTGAGATAAAAGAACCTGCGCTCTAAGTGTTGTGAAATCGTCCATTATTTTCCTTTAGCGTATTTTTTAATTAATGTATTCCCGTGTTGTTCCTGTTCAAAGTAAACTAATTTTTCTTTATCGAAAAAGATTTCGTGTTTACCTATTTTTCCGTTTGAACGCGGTTTAATCTTGTTAAAATACAATTCCGCTTTATAGTAAGTCGGGTCATCTCGGTGTACGGTTATCATACACTTACCCGAGTTAAACCATTCCGAACCGCCTTTTAAGTCATAAGGAACTGGTGCGCTACGTTTTCCGTTTTCCTTTTCGGTTAGTTTCGGATGAATAATCGTGTGTAAGTGTAAGTCGTTGTCTTCTGCGATTTGGTTACGATACGGAAGAACGAACTCTAAATACTGCGCATAACCACCATAATCGTTGTAAGGGTGGTTTAAGTCCTTCCAACTATCTATTGAAGCCGTTTCTAATCCTTCGTCTTTTTTTAGCTGAACCGCATAATCCCAAAATTCAATCGGTGTTAGTTTGGCTTTAATATCGCTTCGCGTTAGTACCTTAAAGTGGTGCGTTATCCAATCTATTGCATTTATTATTTCATCATCAGTTATTACGTTAAATGCTTCAGGATTAAAACTTTTACCCGTTTTCTTGTTAATTAAGTCCGCGATTATTTCAACATTAGTACCTACGTCAGGAAAATAAACCAAATGCTTCCAACCATAAAAACGACTCGTATTCATTAAGCACTCCATAAGAACTTGCGTTTTACCGCTCATCGGAAATCCAGTCCAATCCGTACAATTTCCCAAACTCATTGAATAATATTCGTCCATTCCTTCGAATCCAAGATATTTACCTTTTTCGTGGTAGTTGTTTCGATATCGAAATAAGTCATCTATTACTTCGTGTGCTTTTGTTACTTTAAATCCTTTCATAGTTCGTGTTTTTCTATATACCACCAACGTGGTTCAATTTCGGTGTTTAGGTCTTCGCATTCGGTGTCTTCTTCGCC